CCTTCCCCTCTGGAAATCTACCAGCAGCAGTGCGTGCTGCTGACGACCGAGATCGAGGAGCACCAAGTGGACCTGCGCCAGTGCCGCGCCAACATCGCCAAGCTGGTGACCATAAACGCCCAGGTGTCGGCCGAGCGGGACAGCGTTAAGCATGAGCTGGCCTGCATCAAGCGCATGCTTTCGGACGTACGCCTCGAAAACTCGAACCTGGAGAACACCCTTTACACCTACAAGGGGCTGGTTGGTCAGTACTGCCCGGATCGACTTCAGCCTGAATGACTCGACCATAAGGATTTGGGCCATGGCCTTTGAAAATATCATCCTGCCACCGGCCATCCTCGCCGCGAGCCAGCGCCTGCTCGCCGCGATCGAGCAAGCGGCAACGCCGAACCACACCGTGAAAGCCAGCGCCATGGCCCAGGGGTTCGTCCTTGGTCTGGAAACTGCGCGCACTCTGGAAGCTGCGCGGATTGAGACCCTGCACATCCTGTTCGACGATGCTACGGAAAAGCGGCTGAGAGACATGGCTCAAGCTGGGAAGTAACCGATCATTTTCCCGAGTTGCAGGAGATCTGGCTTTACCCAAGGTCGGGCATGCGGATTAGCTGGAGGATTCCAGATGGGGCTTTTACGGGACCATACGGATATGGTTACAAAATATATATTACGTTCAAAACGTTTTGAGCAATCGGCCTGTATAGGAAATCGACGTTCCGTCGATTGTCCGAAAGTTGCCTATAGGTTGATATACGAAGCAGCTATGCAATTAGGTCGTCGATCTGTATAGGTTTATGGCATCCGCCCTGAGTCGCTATTGAGCTCGCTTCCGCTGAGTAGCGTCCGATACCCGCTACACTGGCTCATCACCAATAAGGGGCGCGATCATGACCGAATACCATCCACCGCTCTGGACCGATCTTTGGTCACTCGCGGGCGACATGATTAATTGCACGGAATGTCGCGCGCCTCAGTTCATGCAGCAGAGGCAGCTGGCGTTCATCCATGAAACTTGGTGTTCACGCGAGGGTATGAGCCAATTTCCCTATCAAGAACTGCTGGCCAAGCTTCGGGAAATGCACCAAGAAGATGATCCCACGCTTCCTGTACTCGGTGCAGTCTGGACTCCGCCGAAAGACTGAACTCTTCACAGACCGGCTCCCTGCCGTCCGAGGCAATCCTGCACTTTTCGGGCGTGACGGCTATTGGCCTCTTCGCTCCCGCAGGAACTGAATTGCGTCTACAAGAGCAGAGTCCACAGCCGTTAGTAACAACTCTTTCCGCTCGGTAGTGATCAATTCAACCCTGGCCAGCGCTTCGATCACCAAGACAGCATTGCGGTGGCTATTCCTGGCATTGCCAGGGTGGTGAGCGATGAATAGCATCTCTTGGTTAAGGTGGACTAGGAACCTGGCCCTGATGCCCGCATCGATGTCTGTGAGCATTGAGGAATCAACTGTAGGAAATGAATGCTCACTATGGACTTTAAAAGCGAACATTGCGCGAACCGCCGATCATTTAGCTATTAACCAACGGTCCGGCAAGTGACGGATCAGGCAGTTGAAGCGCCGGCGCCCAGGGCTGCCTGGGTGGCGGCCAGCGCTACACCTTCCGAACGCCCTATTGACTGACCTTCACCTTCGAGTCGAGGGCAATGCCGGTGGCCAGGTACCGTCGAAGCAGAGAAGCACAGCACTATGGCCCAGAACTGGAAACTGCGCGCATCATCGAGGCCCTGTACATCCTGTTCGACGAGGCCACCCAGACGCGGCTGCGGGAGATGGCGAACGCCGGGAAGTGATATGCGCCTGGATGGTGCTGCGCTAAGCCGCGATACCGAAGAACGAGAACAGCTTCGTCGATGCCTCGCCGCCCATGCGAGTGCGCTGCATCACGCGAGTCCCGTGAATGCCGTCGATGGTGAAGGCGGTTCCCGGCGCATACCACTTCCGAGTATCAGTGCCGCGCATGGACGTCAGATCGACCACCAGATCAAACCCGGCCGCATCTATCAGTGCATTGTGCTGATCGACGGCCGCCCCAGCCAGATAGTTGGTGTGTGTCGTCTGTGCGCCTTCCGTGGCGTAGGTGCCAGTGACTCGCGGCGGGATCTTGAGAACTGCCACCTTGGTCGCCCCGCGCGCCTTCATCTCATTGACGACCGACACCAGCGAGTTGAATACGGTTGTCGGGTTGACCCCGGCCGCGTCGAAGTCGTTGGTGCCGAGCATCACTGTGGCCGTCTTGCAGTATTTCAGCCAGGCGCCTACACGATCATCAGGTTTGCTGTTGAGCGTGAGCCAGCCCACGGCGCCGAAGTTGAGGCAAGGGATCTTCTGGGCGGTTGTCAGGGTCAGCTGAATGCCGCCCGAGTAACCAATGCCCTGGATAGCTGGCTGCAGGTCGTCGCTGTATCCGGCCGTCTCCGAGTCGCCGTTGAAGAAGTTCGACGGCGCATTGGCATTGACCGGGCGCCCCAAGAGCACAGGGTTCTTCCATTTATTCTGCACGGTACCGGCAGTGCCGGTGACAGTCCGCACCGCGCCGACAGCATCAATGCTGCTGAGCGACGTGTTGGCGGGGTTGAAGCTGATCGATTGCCAGACGCTGCCCTGCCCGGTGCCGGCGTTGGCGTCGTTGAAAATCGGCATGTACTTGTCGGTGATGCCGATCTTTGCGGTGGTGCTCGGTAGACGGGTCTCAAATTTGATCCAGCCCTTGGTGCCGGCGGGGATGATGCCGTTCGCGAAGCCGAATTTGTTCGCCAGGATGTCGTCGCTCACGATCTCGGCCAGGCCATCGGCCACCAGGTACGAGCGCGCGCCACTGAAATACACGGGGTTGCTGTACCCGTTCATCTCGATAGCGGCCTGGAGGATCATGTAGCTGTTGCCGATCGCCTCAGACCCGAACACCGTGGCCGGCGCCGAGCTGCGCTTCATGAAGTTGTAGTCGCCCAGGCTGACCGCCGACTGATCATTACCCACGATGAATGGCATCGCGATGTAGCCATCGGTCTCGGCGCCGGTAGAGACGCTGCCGTTTGCGACCACGTTGTACAGGCTGGCCACGCGCAAAACAGTCAGCGTGATCGGATCGTAGCTGATCACCGTGCCCAGGTACACGCTCTTCCAGGTGCCGCTGACGCTGTATGCCCAGGTGAACGTGTTCGGGGATTCGGCCACATCCGACACTTTGATGACCTGGCCCGCGTGGTCGGCAGCCTTGTAGGCCTTTAGTTCGGCGAGGACCTTGGAGACGCCACCGCCCGAGCCCGCGCCAATACGGAGCCCTGCGGCACCGCTGACGAGCAGGCTCATTTCGATATCTCGAAAGCCGCGCCGCCGGCCGGGACGAACCGAGTGGCGGAGTTGAATAGATCGAGCGCGTAGCCGCCGTCGGCATTGAATGTATCAGTGGTCACCCAATCGGTACCCACCTGCTTCTGTACCGCGACCGACCCGCTATTGGCCTTCACGACCAGCAGCTTTCGGCCGTAGTCATTATTGAGCGTGAATGTGTCTGTGATCATTTATCCCCCAGATCGGCAAATGCCGTAAGCGCCGACCCCGAAGGGCCGGCAATTGATGGATCAGGCGGTTGGGGTGGCAGCGCCGAGCGCTTCCTGGGTCGCGGTCAACACAGCTTCGGCCTCGGCCAGCTTGGCGGTCAGGTCATCGCTGTCGGTCACGCCGAAGATGGCTTTCACCTTCTCGGCAAAGGCCACGACGGTGTTTAGGATGGTCAGGGCTTCGCTGATTTTGCTGATGATGCTCATGGGGTGTTTCTCCAGTTGGGTGAAGCGGTTTCGGGCTAGAACGCCCAGTTGAGGGAAATCAGAAGTTGGCCGGCGCCGGTGGCGAGCCAGGCCTTGCCGGTGACCGCCACGGGCGTGCCCCAGGCGTCGACGTTGAACCGGCAGTAAAGATCGGGCAGGCCGTTGTCAGCCGTGAACGCCGCCCAGCTTGTAAGCAGACTCATAGAGCAGCACTTCCTGCGGGGTCATGTATTCCCAGGCGAAGTCCTCTCGCTTGGGGCCGCCGGTGCAGGCCGCGTAGCGCTTCCAGCCGCCCACGCGCACGCCGGCATAGATCAGGTTCGCCCGCACGGCGTCGCAGCCGGTGACCAGCAGCATTTCCTTGAGCAAAGCGTCGCACTCGGCGCGGGGCAGCGCCTGGGAGCAATAGAGCCAGTCGTGCATGACGCCGGGGATTCGCGAGTCGATCGAATTGAAGATCGGTTCGGCGAGCCAAGGGATCGAGGCCAGGTCGGTAATGAAGTGCTTCGGGCAGACGTGCTGCTTTCCGGTCTTGTCCGTGTAGACCAAGTCATCCAGCAACGCCCACTCGCCGACCTTGTAGGGGAGCAGTGGCGGCACCATCGAGAATTGACCGGGGCCATTGCCGACATAGGGCAGATGCCACGGTGTGGCCAGGCTGCCCATCAAGGCACATCCTTGAAGAAAATGTGCTGGCCTATGACCGTGGTCTTCGTGGCGGCGCCGGTCCAGCCAGGCGGCCGGGGCATGGTCGCGGCGTAGTAGTGGGTCGCGCCGCCGGTGGGGTCGGCCATAGTGCCGTCGATCACCGCAATCGAGGCGGCCTGGCATTTGGCGAACTCTGATTTCGGGATAGGCTTGGCACCACTGAGGTACGGATAGTTCGGGTCGTTCTTGTTCCAGCAGCTGAACTGATACGGCGCCTGGCACACGCCAGCGTAGCCCTCGCCCCACCACGACTTGTCGTTGCCATCGTTCACGCGGTTGCGGATCGCCCAGCCCACGGCAATCATGCCGGCCATCCCCTCGCCCCTTGCCTCGCCCCAGATGGTGCGCGCGAGCACGTCGCGGTCTTTATCAGTAACGGTCATGCTTTTCTCCGGGCATGAAAAAGCCCGCTCGAGGCGGGCATCAGTTCCCTATTTAGGGAATCAGGTAGCGGCGGCTTCCAGCGGCGGCAGTTCGGCCATGAAGGCTTCAACGGTTGGGGTTGCGCGCGTTCCGGCATTCACGTCGGCCAGCGCCTGATAGGCATAGGCCCAAACCTTCGAGCGCCAGGCCCGGAAAGCCAGCCCGTCCGCCTGGAACTTGGCCACCGCCGGCTCATCGGCATAGCTCACGGCGGTCATGATGCTGTCGTAGCCGCTGACCTTGGCTGCAGCGTCGAGGTGGCCCTGCACGTGGGCTTCGAAGGTGCTCTGCAGCTCTGCTTTTGCCGAGGCCGCCTTGGTAGCCGCCGTGCTTAGGCTCGACCAGTCGATTTTTCCGCTCATGCTTGAGGCTCCTCGATGGCTTCGGGATCGGGCTCGGGAAGTGGCAATGGTGGCGGCAGCGCCACGGGGCCATCGGCAGTGACCAGCAGCGGCACCGGGAATGCCTGCGCCGGGCTGTAGTTGATTGGCAGCGGAAGAATGAGCGTCAGCTCAAGCTCGCCATCTGCCTTGTGCACGTCACCGACGAACCATGCGCAACTGATCGCACCCGCCGGGAGCGTGTCGCCATCCGCCATAGGCGAGAAGTCGAATATCTCGCCATTGACCGTGATGGTTTGCCCCGAGATGCTGAGCTCCAGCGTGTCATCACGCCGCTGAGGCGAAAGGTTGATCTTCATGTGAACCAAACTCCATCTGCACGACAGTAGAAAGTCACTTGCTTAGCGCCAGAAACGGGGTTCAGCAAAACCACGGATGGCCATGAGCCTAAGGTTGGGGCGTTGGGAAACCCGACGGTACATGCACCGTCTGCCCCTTGGGCCAACACGTCGAAGTTGTCGACACGAGCGAAAGTGGCTGCGAAAGAACCCAGGCCCAACGCTGCGGAAGCAAAGGAGCTACCGTATCCGGAAGTCACCCCGATAGATCCGCTGATCAATTTGAAGCAGGTCATCGATCCGTCAGCATATTTCACGTACACGCCGTTGGCGTTTCCACCCCGCTCGATGACTGCCCCAGTTGGCACGCCAGACGCCTGGGAGACGGTGCCGAGGATATTTGACCGGGAGTAGTTGCCAGCCGCATTCAGCGCAGCCAACAGCGCCGCCATAGTCGCCACGCCCGTACCGCCCTTAGCCACCGGAAGCGCAGCAGGTAGAGCGCCATCAGTGCCTACGCCCAATGCGACATAAAGCTCGCTGAAGTTGTCGATCGCCTTCTGGAACGCCGTGCGCGGGGTATCACCCCCGGTACCCGTTGGCGCAGTACCGAGGTTGATGGATTGCTTTGCCATTCAGTTCTCCAGGCATGAAAAAGCCCGCACTTGGCGGGCCGGGAGTGTCAGGTCGGCTACACGACTTTCTTCGCGAAGATCGTCGATAGCCAAAAGTTGTAGGGGTTGGCTAAGTCCGCAGTCATTGCGCGTAATGTATTGGCACTGAAATCCCAAAACAGGGATACCTGCCTGCCTGAGGCGTTACCGCCAACCATATACATGCTGAAGTTGCTTGCCAGAACAAACTCATTCGTGGCCGGCAATCCATCGATAATTTTGTACCAGTTTCGATATATCCCCTGAGGATCGGTATCGGAGCGTTCATATGTCCAAGTCTGAAAAGACCGGGTGAACAATGCGGACGGAGTGCCGGAATCGTACAGCAACTTCCCGGATGCATCCCAAGTGCGCATCCCGAAAGTCGCTGTCGCGGTTGCCGCAAAGGCTGCCGCGAAGTACTCGCCGTTCGGTGTCGACGCTGTCGATCCGATGCCCTGCCCGTAAAAGTAGAAGCCAGTCCAGTTGCCGGCGCTGCCGGTTGCCCTGAAGGCCGTGAGGCCGCCGAGACCGGTCGCATCCGGCTTAATGAAGACCAGTGGGGGTTCCTGCGTTGTGATAGGCGCCGGAAACGTCACAGTGGTTCCGCGCCCGGAATCCGAGTTTGGGGTGTAACGCCCAGAGCACAACACGGACAACCGAGCATATTCAGAGTCGAGCAACACGGTGTTACTGCCATTAGTGAACTGAACGCCGAATGTCATTAAGAGAACCTCATGACGATCAGGCGCATAGACGCCACGCTTGAAATAGCCGCACCCGTATAGCCCCGGATGTAGTTGTAGACGCGCACCGCATCGTTGATCACCTCCGTTTCATACTGGGTGCTGGTACTGCTGAAAGTGCCGACAGGAAGAACTATGGCGGCACCGTTCGAGGGGGTCAGACCCGGGACCGAGAAGGTCTGGAACGTCTGACTGCCTTTTGGGATGCTGACAATCTGAGAGAGCACCACCCGCATCGTGAACGAGTTCTCATCCATCACCAGAACGCCATTGGCATCCCATATCCGTGCGCCAAAACTCATACGGACAGATCTCCCCACTGATATCGCTTCACTCCAGCAGAATCGAATACCTTGCCGCCGGCGTTGTTGATCGTCTGTCGCCCACCGCCCGATGCGCCATTCATCTCAAAGACGCTGTTCACGAAGTCGATCCTGATCCCTTGAGATCCCGCAATGTAGTTCGCCGACTGAAGCACGCCGGTGATGATCAGGTTCAGGATGTCAGCCTGACGGATCACTGCGCTGTTCATGAAGACCTGGCCGCCCTGCACCGCAAACGGGCTCGTCAATGTCCCATCCACGTTGTTGACCACGGCGAACCGATCGGCCTGTACCAGGAACTGGCTTTGCAGCTGGCCGTTGACGTTCTCCAGCCCCAGGCCAATGCCAGCAGCCACGTACTGGCCTTGAGCGTTGATCTGCAGCTTGACCGACCACATGGCCGAGGCCTTGCCGTCGAGCGTGGCCACCGTCTGGCTGACGGTCTGCACCGTAGCGTCTGTCTGGTTAACCTTGGACTGAACGGTCTGCACCAGCTTGCCGGTGGCGATATCGCCTTCCAGCATCGCGGAGTACTCGGTCCAGACCCCGACGTAAACGTCATCAGCGCCAGCAAAACCAGTGGTGTCACCAGCAAGCTCAGGGTTTACCGCTAAATACACGCCATCAAGCTTTTCGGACTGGGCAACGAGCTTGTCGTCGATAACTTCGATGTCTTGCGTGTTCTGCGTGACCTGCCCTACTACCGCGCCTGCGGCGATCAGCACCTGGCCGATATCCGTCCAGTAGGTAGCGTTCGGCGGTGCGTTCGTGCCATCGGCGGCGGCCGGCACATCGACCTTCGCTTGATACAGCCGGTCGCCCTGATACACCACGGCGCCGGTGTCGTAGGCATCGGCTGGGACATAGGCGATTGGGTTCGACAGCCCGTCAATCTGGTCCTGCAGGCCATCGATCTTCTCGTTCATCTCCTTGGAAAGCTCGGTTTCGCCGATCTGCCCTGCAATCTGATCGAGGATCAGGCCAGCATCCGTGCTAGCAATGCCCTGCACGCCGTTGCCGGTCGGGTAGAACGGGCCCACGTTGCCGATCTTGTCGACCAGGCGCGCCCAGAAGTAGAACGTCGCGCCGGCCTGCAAGTTTTGCAGGACATAGTCCCGCTGCGGGTAGGCCAGGTCGCTGAGCTTCGACGCCGCATCGAGGCTTGGCGTGGTGCCGTACCAGATCTCGGTGCGCTGTGTATCCTCGGCGCCGGCCGGGAAGCTCCAGGCCAGGGCGATGCCGAACAGTTGGCTGGTAGCCGTGAGAGCGGTCACCGCCGGTGGCGTGCCGACCTTCCCTGCCAGTTGCGTCAGGTCCGACGTGCGCCAGATCGACGAGATGTCGAAAGCGCTCACGGCGCGCACCCGGGCGACGTAGCCGCCGGCGTAGATCCCGGTGACGTCGACGTTGAGCGCGCCAGTGCGCGCCACCTTCATCCAGTTGCCGCTGTCCTTGCGCCACTCCACGTCGTAGGCCACGGCGCCGGTTACAGCGGGCCAGGCGATTGTCATTGTTGCAACGGCAAGCCCTTGGATGACGCTGCTGGTCGAGGTCACTGCAATGCTGGCCGGCGCCGGCACCACCGTGATCGGGATCACGCTGATCGGCTTTTCTTCCAGTCTCGCACCGGTGTCGATGTAGTCGAATTTACTGGGCTCATACTGCAGCGCGCTGATCTCGAAATCACCCTTCGCATCGCGCTTGACGCTGAGCACTCGGTAAAGCGGGATGGCAAGATCGTCAGCGTCGAGCGCCCATTGAAGCTGGGCAGCAGGTGCCTCGCTGTAGGCGGTCGTGACCGTGACGGCTCGACCTGCCACCGATTCCACGGTGCGCCCCTGAGCAGCCCCGGACGGCAGGTTAACGATCAAACGATCGCCTACCTTGGCGAGCGTGTCGCGGTCCAAGGTAATGACTCTGCCGGCGGCCGCTGATATGCGCCCTCCCACCTCCCGCCCCGCCAGCAGCGAGTCGGCTATCGGGATCACGTAGCCCGGGAGTGGAATTACACCTTCCATGCCGGTCTTGAACGAAACGGTGCGGTCCTGATTGTTGCTCAGGATCGCCCATTTTCCACGGCGCTGCGCCTCCGATGCCCGGGTGCAGCCAATCGCGCTGATCTCGACAGGCTTATCGCCAAAGCGCCGCTGTAGCGGCAAATCTGCGTACGGAATCACATCAGTGTCGTAGTTGTTCGCTGGGTTGTCGTAGCTCACCAAGGCGCGGGTGTAGCGCGTTTTAGATGATGCGCTGCTATAGGAGAATTTTCCGTCGATCACATTGGCACGGGTGAAAACGTAGTCGATGTCTTGGGTGCGCGGCATATCAGCCTGCATGACTAGCTTGCCCTGAGCCCAGTAGGTCATGCCACGGTAGATGGCCGATATGTCCTTCAGCAGGTCCCAGGCCTGCGCCGTACCTTGCAGATTCATATCGCACAGGAAGCGCGGCTCTACACCGCCAAGGCCATTCGGCACAGATTGGTCGCAATACTGCGCAATGCGGTACAACTCCCATTTATCGACCATCCACGACTTGATTCGACGGCCCAGACCGAACCGGTCCTCGGTGCACACCCCATAGGTGATGAACGCGGGGTTGTTGGTCCAAGCCTGCTTGAAGGTACCGTCCCACACGCCGCTGTAAGTGCGCGCAATCGGATCATAGTTACTTGGCACTGGCCACTTTCGGGCCTTGCACCTAACCGTAACCGCGGGGATGTTGGTGAATTGCTCGGCGTCAAACTCGATATAGAGCAGCGCGGTGTTCGGGTACCGCAGCTTCGCGTCGATGACTTCAGTAAAGCCCGCCACGAGCATGGTGTCGGCCACCTTGTTGCTGTTCTGGTTGACTGTCAGGCGTCGGACCCGCAACTGCCAGCCGCTGGTTGCCGGCGGCAGGTCGATGCGGCGTGAGCGCTCATACCTGGTAGTGGTCTTCCCGTCGACAGCCTCGCTCAACACCTGCTGGTAGGCGCCGCCATCGGTGGCCACGTCGATTGCGTATTCAATTCGGTAGCCGCCGACATTGCCCTGATCGTCTTGTTTCTGCAGCGCCGGCCACGCCAGCCGAACACGCGCCGCCGACAGCTGGGTGTTGGTGATGGATCGTACCCAAGCGTTATCGCTACGCAGTTCGACGTTGACCGTGGTTTCGTTTTCGACAGAAGGGATGCCAGGGATATATGGCTGATCGATGGAGCCCGGACGCCATACCCAGGTTACGTTTGGATAGTTGACGTTACCGCTGGCATCGTTGATTGGGGTGTTGTCGAGGTAGATATCGGCCGCCGTCGGGGTGCCCTCAAACTCGCCCTCGCCTACCGCGATCAAAATCTTGGCCAAGTTGGTAGAGCGCAGACTGTCGGAAGCCTCTACGGGCGTCTTGGTGCTACTTGACCCACTCTTGGCGCCAGTGATGTCGAGGTGCTGTGCTGCGCCCATGCTTTTCTCCAGGCATAAAAAAGCCGCCTCGTCGGCGGCTGGATATCTGTAATGGGTCAGGTCTTGTCTTCGGCGTAGATCGAAGCGCTGATGATCGCCCCGCCCCATCGCCGTTCGCCGATACAGATTGGTGCTGGGTTGCCGCTGGCCGTAGTGTTTTTGGCGCTACCAAAGGCATACGACGGCTGGTTATCAGGCGAAGCGCTGGTGCGCAAGCCGCCTGCCTGAGGGCTGAGCATCTGGATAACGCCGCCAGCGACAAGCCCTATACCGGCCGGGGCCAGATATGGGGCGGTCACCGGAAACACATACGCGATAGCCAGCAGCACCACTCCGAGCACCGTTTGCAGGATGCCGCCGCGCTTGCTGCCGGTGATAACAGGGGCAATACGGATCTCATCCCCGCCGCCGAACCCCATCTCCTTCTCATGTAGGTTCTTCTTGCCGCGGAACACGGCGAACTCGATACCTCTGGCCCCCGCACTGGTGATGAAGCGCTCAAAGCCGGGAATTTGGACGCACAGGGCTTTCACTGCCTCGGCAGGGCTTCGAACGGCTAGCCGAAACTCGCGACCAAACTGTCGAAGCACCCCGTAGAGCTTGATAGTGGTCAGGGGCTGATATTCGATGGCATGCATGCGCGACCTTTCTTTCAGGTAATAAAAAACCGCCCGTAGGCGGCTTCAAAATATGTCGTCTTAAAGGCAGTCTCGAACCGCCTTCTCTATCGCTGACCGTCCATAACCTGGCGCCCATGCGAGGCGCTCATATAGCGCGACGGCGCTGCCGCTCTTGGATGCGTTCACATCCAAAAGCTCCTCCGTGGTTGCGTTTGTGGCGACGATCAAGCGAAAGCCGGTCTCGGTTTCGGACATGGTCGCGCCCGATCTCGCCTCTTGCCACTTAGGCATCACGCACAAGGCATATTGCTTCGGTTGTTTGGTCGTCACCCCGGTGATACTAGGCTTTCCGCTACGCAGGTCGCCCGGCGTCGTGCACCCCGCCAGCAGAGCAACTGCAAGCGCTCCGATCAAAATTCGCATCTCAACCCCTCCTTTGGAAAGTCCCGACTCTATCACCGAGCATCCCTGTGGCGCAGTACCAGCCGTGTGCGCTCGTGCCATGGCCCGCCGAATACAATGATCTCCGATGGCCTGCCGTACAGGTGGTGTAGGAGGAATGGGCCTTGGCCGTGCACGCCAGATTCCTCGTCAGGAAGTGACGGATCTGCGCCAAGATAGATGCCCGCATGGTTCGGGTGCGCAGTGCGCCCCACCGCCATGATGATCAAATCCCCGCGCCGCGGTGTGCCTACTTGCTCGAAGCCCGCCGCCTCATAGGCCTGCTCGTACAAGCTCGGCCCGGCGGGGTCTTCCCACCAGCCATCCTCACGTTTGAAGGGCTCAAACTCCAACCCCATCTCGCGGTGGTACCAATCGGCGCAGACCTGCCAGCAGTCCCAGGCCCCGTGCACGAACGGGCGCCCGAGCAGCGGCGTGTTGCCAGTGGGCACGATCGTCCTCAGATCCCCTTCGGGCCACGACAGGATGTGCCAGGGCAGCTTGGTAACCTCGCATTTGGCAAGGTCATGCGAGGAAGGTCTGCTGGTCGCGTCTGGATGCGAGTGCACAATCCCGATCACCTGGCCCATTTCCTCAGCATTCGTAAAGTCCGCAAGGGATATCCGGAACTCTTCGTTCGGCTCGGTGGCGATATTTTCGCAAGGGTGGTAGGCCTGCTTGCGCCCAACGCTGAGCAAAAGCCCGCAGCACTCTTTCGGGTACTCGGCAGCGGCATGCTGTTGGATGCTGGCCAGGATGTGCTTCAGCATGGTCAGCTCCTGGCAATCAGCGAGACGGCAGGAAACCCACCGAATGGGAGCTCGTTATTAGCGCCGAACCGCGGCTCGCACCCTCGGCCCAGCGTTGCATCGCACTCGTCCAGTTCAGGATCATCAGTAGCGTTCCCGTCCTTGTCGACGTAGCCTCCTGTATAGCCACAGTTCGGGCCGCGATACCCGCCTGTGAGGCACCAGTGGCATAGCGTGGTCATTTGCCGGCCGATCGATTCGCCGCCTACATCACCAGGGCTGGCAAGCTCCCAGGTCACAGACTCTCCGTCCTCGTTCGTTTTCTGGTCCACATACCAGACCTCAATCGTCTCCTGAGTTGGATCCGCGCTCGCGTTTCCTCCAGGGAAGTTCGCGGCATCGAGATATTTCCCGGTGGTGAAGTGCATAGTTAACGTGAAATCAGCCAGATCCTCGAAGGCAAGACATAGCGCAGTGATCCTACCGTTGACGTTTCCTACGGAAAGCGTCGGCCTCACGGCGGTGCCATCACTGTTCGCCTCGACGCCGTCCATTTGCATCGGCCAGGCTCCGTACTCCTCCCCCTTCCACCAAATGGACTTCGCAGGCATCTGGTCGGCATCCATGCCAGCGGCGAGAATTTCTTCAGCCGTATGCGGGATCGCGTGACCATGGAACCGGAGGACATCTGCGCCGTAATCAGACCCGTCGAGTTCGAACAGCAAGACTTCGCTGCCTGGCTCGAGCGCCTGAATGTCTTGGATGAGCGGCATGACGATCCTTAGGGCTTAAAGGCCTGTTCAAACGTGGCCGTGATCTTATAAGCCATACCGCCAACAGGCGTAGGCACCGGGTTAGCGCAGGTGTAGAACCCAACTGAGCCGAGAGGCGGAGTCCATAGGAAAGCTTTTGCACCGGCATGACGGTCAAGGAATGCCATGATCTCTAGCACCTGCGCCTTCATGCCTGTAAACGTGATGGGAAACGACTGCTCCTTGTTGTTCGGCCCATCAGCAGAGACTTGCTTATATCCATCACCAAACTGGGACGTCCTGACCCGGTAGGTGATGGTGGGTGAATCGCCGGACTGAGTCGGCCAGGTGAATGTCTCAATGGCCACCTTCAAGCCCTCCCATTAGCGTTCTTATAGCTGGTGCCGCCTGGGCGCCACGAATCCGCAACAGCCTTCTCGGCAGCCGCTTTCATTTGCGTCTGCAGGTTCTGCGCGAGAGCTGCCTGATCAAGCGTCATACCTTCGCTGCTGCGGTCCTCAGTGACGACGGTGACTGGCGCATTGATAGATACTCCGCTCCCGCCTGAAGCCGCCGCGGTAGTCATCGCCGCCCCCGTGCCCAGCGGCGTGACGCTGCCGCCGTTGGCGCCGGTCATGAGGTAGGACTTCCCGCCTTCGCTGTAGAGCTCAGGACCCAACTCGTTCACCTGGTACAGCGAGTTGGCATCCACCGGCCCGCCAGAAGCGCGCGCGCCCGAAACGTAGCTACTGAATGCCGACGACGTGTAGTCCGACGCGTTCGACCCCGCAGTGGTCGCGCTGGAGCTTCCACCGAAGTAGTTGGTCACCGCCGACGCCGCATAGCTTAATAGCCCGGTGGCCGCCTGCCTGGCCGCAATGCGAGCCATATCGGCGATGATCGACTTCGCGAAGTCCGAGAACGATAGCTTCCCGGTCGTGGCGAAATTGACGATCGCGTCTTCCATACTGCTGAAGGCGTTGCCGAACAGGGTTTTGGTCTGCCCGGCGACGTTCTTGGCGCTGTCGAGGTAGTTCTCCCAGGCAGAGGTCGCGCCATTGGTCCAGTCGCCTTGAGCGGTCTGCACGTCGGCGTAGTTCTGCTTGATCTGGTCGGTAGCCTTTTTGTTGGCATCGGCCAGGGCCTGGGATTTGCGGGTGAACTCCTCTTCGCTCATGTTTCGAGAGGGGTCGGACTTCTGGTTGGCCAGCTCCAGCGACTGTTGGGCAAAACGGTCTTGCTGCGAGTTCAGCTGGTTGTCGAGTGCCGTTTGCGAGTCACCGCGCCCAACACCGAGCACAGCGCGTTGTCCGGCGAGCTCCAGGGCTTTCTGTTGCTGCCCCAGTGCCTGCACGTAGGTGTTGATCGAGAGCTCTTGCTTGGCCAGGCGGCCCCGCTCGCTGGTCGCCAGCACCTCCAGTTGGCTATCGGCCTCCTTCTGCGCCTTGACCATATCGGCCCGGGCGTCGGCGATCTTCTGGTCCAGTTGGATCTGCTGGGCACCGGTGGTGGTGCTCTTGGCCTTGACGGCTTCGAGCGCAGCAATCTCGGCCTCGTAGGCCGCTGTCACCTCGTCGCGCTCGTTGCCGATCAAGGCCTCGCGCTTCAAGGCGTAGTCGGCCTGGGAGACCAAGCCAGCCTTCTGCGCGGCGTCCAGTTGCTGCTGGGTGTTCTTGTAGTCCGCGACGATGCCGGTCAGGGCGTTTTTCGACGCCTCGAAGGCGCTCAGGTCAACGGCGCCGGAGGGCTTGGCGGCTGGGTCCTTGTACTGGTCCCGGATGTTCGCCTGATTCTTCGCAACGGTGTCGGCATTGAGCCGAGCGTCGTTCGGATTGGCAGCCCGGATCTTGTCCAGATTCTGCGCGTATTCCTTCAGCGCCTTGTTACGTTTTTCCTCATTGCTCAGCGCCGACGTGGCCAGGGCGTCGACCTTGCCCATCGCCGTGATCGCTTCCTGCTGGGTCTTGGCCTGCGCCGCATCGTATTTCGCGATGTCGGCTTCGGCGGCCTTCTTGTCCTCAAGCAGGTTCACCTGGTCCTGATAGTAGGAAACCATCTCCTTCTGATTCTGGAACAGGCCGACATTGCCCGACTGGGCGCTGGCAAGGTTCTCCCTGGCGCGCGACAAGTCGCTATCAATGTTCGAGCGGCCTATATTCTTGAGATCGTCCGCTGCCTTGGCGACAAGGTTGTAGCCCTTCTCCCACAGACTCAGGTTTTCGATGATCTTCGGCGTGCGCTCGTTGATCGCGTCGGCATACTGCTCGGTCGCCAGCTTGACCGCGCCGGCGTGGTCGCCCTGCTTGTCCAGCGCCTCGATCTGCGAATACACCGCAGCCGTCAGGTAGTGATATTGCTCGTTCAGCGCGGCCGAAGCCTTCACTGGATCGTCGGCCAGCTTCACGAACTCGGCGACCGTGTCCGATACGGCCTTGCCAGTGGCAACCTGCATCGACACGGCGGCCTGGGTGACAGATTGGAAGCTGTCGCCCGCAATCTTGCCGCCCGATGCCAGGCTTGCCAGAACCTCAGCGGCCTGACCGGTGGTGCCGACTGTAGCGCTGATCTGCTGCGCCATGCCGTTCAGCTGGCTGGCCGTTTGCCCGGAGGCGTTGCCGGTGAGGATCAGCGCCTTGTTGTAAGCATCGGCTTCCTCGGTGCCCTTGTGATAGGCGACACCCAGGACGCCTACCACAGCGGCCACCGCAGCGAATGGAGCAATCATGGCCGCAAGGCGCAGAGCTGAAGCCCCGGCACTGGTGGCGATCTCCAGAAGGTTGTGCGCTGCTACTCGAATGTTGCCCTCGGCAAGAGCGTTGCCCAGTTGCAGTACGTTTTCGCGTGCGCCCTTCGTGTTCAGCGAGAACTTGGACACGCCGGTGCTCGAGTCGGCCGTCTCATCCTTGAAGCCCTTGAGCTTTGCCCTCGCCGCGTCGATGTCGGCCGAGTAGGTCTTGAAGTCATCCTTGCCGATCAGCCCGGCTGCTTGGTACTTCGTTAGCTCGGCCTGCTGGTCGTCCAGCTTTTGCAGCGCGGCCAAGGTTGGGTTGATCTTGCCCAGAAGGGTTTGCAGCCCCTCAGCCTGGATGCCGGTGGCGGCCGCCGCCTTCTTGGTTTCCTCGGCCAGCCGGGCTTCGGTCTCCAGAATGGCCTGGCCACGCGCGTTCGCCTGGGCCTGTACTGCCGCCCAATCGGTCGTCGCCCTACCCGCACCCTGCATCGCAGACGCGCTACTCGACAAGCTGGTGTTCAGGTTCTTGTGGTACTCACTGGCATCCAGCGATGCCTGAGCCATGGCCAGCAGCCGCGCCTTGGCGTCATCGGTCGATTCGGCCAGCTTCCCTTCAGACGCCGTGAGCTCAGCGGCCGCAGAAGATGCCTTGCCGAAACCCGCAGCAACGCCCTCTGCGGCCTTCTCAGCCTTCTCGCCCGATTGGACGACCTTGTCCAGGCTATCAGTGGCTTTCGCAACGTCCGACGTGTCGATGCTTATGCCGAGCGATGCGATATCCATTAAATCACCTTGAATGTGGCCACTACGGGCTGTTTTGTCTTGCCTCGGCCATGACAGCCAAGGCTTCAGCCTCCATCACCTGCAGGTCAGGGAAGGTCTGGGTGATCTGTTTTTTGGTCATGCCAATGATGGTGCCGACCTCGCGGACGACGCCGTAGTCGAGGCCGGTGGCGCCGCTCATGCTGAACCGCCACTGGGTGCCCATAGCGGCCATCAGCGCAAAGGCAGGCCAGACGTCGGGAAGAACGCCGACGTCATCGTCGAGGTCCGCGAGGGTCAGGCCCAAGGCCGCAAGTTGAGTGGAGGATGGCGCAGGCTCGTACAGCGCCCGCGCCACCTCCATCAGTTTCCCCGGCGGGTGTTCCCGTGGGCATCCTGGAACGCCGAGACGATCACCTCGGACATACCTGCGCACGACGCCAGCAGGCCGGCGATGAACTCATCCGTGAGCTCGTCGTCAAGCTCCCAGCCGACCACGATGTCCTTGAACTGCTGGACCTCGAAGTCGACCTGGCCGGCGGTCGCTTGCTGCCAAGTGATATCGGCCTTTTTAGCTGCCTTGCCCAGGGCGGCCCGGGCGTCGTTCCATTTGTCGAACAGCGCCGCGATTTCCAGTCGAGTCAGGTAACGAAACTCGAACTGCACCTTCACCGGATCTCCACCTACGCGCGGGATATGCACGTCAGCGGTGAAGGTCGGGTTCTGGATGGTCTTGAAAGAGGCCATGCGGATTCCTTACGACAGGTAGCGGGTGGGAGTCGATTGCAGCGCCAGGTTCAGCACGCGGGTGAGCAGCGCATTTCGGGCCACGGTCGGCTGCGAGGTGTAGGACGTGTAAACGCCGTACAGCAGCATGTCGGTGCCGGGCAGATTCAGCCGCGCGGCTTCGACCTGCTTATTCGAGTCGGCGGTCAGCAGCACGGCGTTGTAGGCTTGGGCCGGGTCATCGGCCACGGTGATGGCGATGGATGCCGCGGCCTTGTCGGTCGGGATCTGGATGCCCTGCGACTGCTCCAGAAACGCCACGTCGGTGTAGTTCTGGGTGCCGCCCGAGGAGGCGAAATCCGTCACTTGGGGCACCGAGACCCAGGTGAGGATTTTCTTCAGCGTGCCGGTACCGACGCCTGCCGGGAAGTTCGACACGTTGGTGGTATCGATCGCTTCCAAGGTGATCGCGGCGGCAGTGGCGGTCTTCACGCGCACCACCTTGTTGTTCAGCGGCGCCCAGGTCGAGGTGACTAAAACGATGTCGCCGGCCGCCAGGGTTGCCCCGGTCACTGTGAGCACGGTTTCGGTGGCATTGGTGGCGGCAGTGAACGGCAGCGCCGCAGCATAGGTGGCCGCATGCTGAACGGTGGCGCCGTTGGGGAGTTTGTAGCCCATGGGGAGTTTTCCTCTCGCAGAATTGAAAAACCCCGCACTTGGCGGGGTTCAGGGTTGCCCAATGGGCGGGTTAAAAGGTGTCGGCCCGATACCGGAATGAAGTCGGCATCGATGTGGTCGTGTCGCCGGCGATCGCGGCGGCAGTAGAGAGCGGCGTCATGACGAAGACAGGGAGGCCGTCCTGCGTGATGCTGAGGTTGTTAGGGAATAGCGCGCGGAGCTCGTCGGCAATAGCTGATGCCGCCCCTCTGCCGTTTCCGGCGGCGGTCACAATGCTGATCTGGAATACGCCCTGATACAGAACGTGGGTGCCTTCCAGATCGGCGCTGTCCGTGTTCGAGGGCAAGAGATAGGCCTGCAGGTAAGCGCTGCCGTCCGAAGGCGGCGTGAACGCGACATCCTCGAACGCGATTGGCAGCTTGGGCTCCCTGGCATTGGCCCAGGCGTATAGTCGGGATTCGAATGCCGCCCTGATCAGCTTGTCGCTCATTTATCCAGCCCCGCCACCGCGTTGTTGATGTAGGTTTGAAACTCGGTGACAGACACCCTGACCATTCCAGCAGGCGCTTGCTTCGACCAGCCTTCATACTCAAGGCGCGACCCATAAGGCAGGTTGTTCATGATCCAGATAGTGCCCACCTCAGAGTCGAAAGACTGAATCAGCACGGCAGCGTCGCCTTTGGCCTCAACCCCGCGAGGGTCAACCAAATCGATGCTCTCGGTCTTGGGCGCATCAAAGCTGACCAGCCAATTCCCCCGAAACCGGCCGCCA